GCTTTACTTGTTCAACGTTTGATCTGTTACATGCAGGTCATATTGTTATGCTTCAAGAAGCTAAATCGTTGTGCGATTACCTTATTTGCGGATTGCTAACTGACCCAACGTTAGAACGCCCAGGCACCAAAAATAAACCAATCCAAACTCCTTTCGAAAGATACGTCCAGCTTGCTGGTTGCAAGTATGTTGACGAAGTCATTCCTTTTTCTACTGAACAAGAAATTGTTGATATGATTTTGGCTATTCAGCCTGATATCAGAATCGTAGGAGAAGAATACGAACATACAGATCATACAGGTAAAGGTCTTTGTCCTATTCATTACAACAAGCGTAAGCATTCTTTTTCATCATCTGATCTACGACAGCGTGTTCTTGAAGCAGCAGAAAACTCTAAACCTAAAGGTGCTAAATGAATATTACACACGCAGCTATCGTTCCTCTAATCGGTGGTGAAACTATTGGTTCACATCAAGCCTTTGGTGTACCTCCAATTCACTTTATGTCTTACGATGGATTTCAAGGAAACGACAGTCATATTTTAAACTATTATGAAAACAAAATCCCATATTACGTTTTAGATCAAGATCAAGCTCCTCCGGTAAACGAAAGAGCTGATGTTGTTTCTACGGTTTGCCCTTGTGCAGGTCTATCAATGATGTCTCAAGGATACGGTGATCACAACGAAAACAACCAATGGCTAACTAAAACTGCAGAATATATCTTAGGCGAATATAAGCCAAAAGTATTCTGGGGTGAGAATGCTCCAGCCTTTGCAGGCAAGGTTGGTAAAACTGTACGTGAAAACTTAAAGAGAATTGGTAAAGAAAACGGATACACAATGTCTGTTTATAGAACAAAGTCTTTATTGCATGGTGGTTCGCAGGTTCGTGAGCGCTCTTTTTACTTCTTTTGGCAAGGTACTAAAACGCCGTTGATTGGTTATTTCAATAGACCTCACACACCCATTGAAGAACTTATAATGAGTGTAAAATCTAATTCTCAAATGGAACCAATCAATAAGAAAAAACCTACTGACAATCCATATTACAGATTTATTCTTGAACACATTCATGGTGGTAGAACTCACGCTGAACATTGTGCAGCAGTAGAGCCTACGTCAGCTCGTGGCGCATGTGTATTTTCTTATATTGAAGATCATGGATATAATTATTTACAGGTTGGCGAATGGATGGCTGCTAACGGATTTGAAAATGAAGTTGAGAAGTGCGAATACAAATACGAAAAGTTAAGATCTGGCGGAAACATTATGCGCCGCGGTGTTACTGTTCCTAAAGATCGTATTGGTGCTTTTGTTGGTCATTATCCAACTATGTTAACACACCCTGTAGAAGATAGGTTTATCACGTATAGAGAAGCTATGTCTATTATGGGTTTGCCAGAAGACTTTGAATTAGTTGACGCAAGTAAGAAAAACGCTAATCATATCTGCCAAAACGTCCCAGTACAAACTGCAAAGGATATGGCTAATGAAGTTAAAAAATATTTACATAATGAGCTAGAAATGGTTGACACGGACTACATTTTGCAGTATAATCATAAACAGAGAGCAGATTATATTTCTAAACAAAACACAATTGAGGCGTACTTTTCATGACCCAACACTTTATTATTGACTTTGAAACTATTGGTCAAAACTCTCGAGAGGTGCCAGCAATTGATTGTTCGTACACTGTTTTTGATTGGGACCGATTTGCAAGTGATAATCCATACTCGTTTAGAGAATTAGTCTTAGGTATGGAACAGGCTAAGTTTGATATTAAAGATCAAATGGTTAATCACGGATGTAAATATAACGAGCGCGATTTACAATGGTGGATGGATCAACCAAAAGAACTCCGTCGTAATCTAAAGCCATCAGTTGATGATCTTACAGCAGCTCAATTTACAGAAAATCTAATTGATTATCTTCGCAGTAGTGGTAAGGTTGATTACTGGTGGTCTCGGTCAAATTCGTTTGATCCTGTTATCTTAGATCGTATTGCACAGAACGCAAACAAAGGTCCCTTGCTTAGCAGCTTTTTAAAGTATTGGGCAGTACGAGACACGCGTACTTTTATCGATGCAAAATTTGATTTTAACGTGCCGGGTGGCAAGAACGCATTTGTTCCCGTATCAGATATTGCTAAATGGGAATACAATTTTAAATTACATGATAGTAAACATGATGTTGCTGCAGATATTCTAAGACTGCAAGCTATTGTTAGAGCAGAAAATGATTTGGAGCAGGTAGAAATATGAGTAAAATTGAAATTGGTATTGAAGAACTAAAGAAGCATAAGATCTTTGTAGGTACTCCTATGTATGGTGCACAGTGCGCTGGTACGTACACTAAGGCATCTACAGACTTAGCTATGATGTGTGCAGCTAATGGAATTCCTATTCAGTTCTATTATTTGTTTAATGAAAGCTTGATTCAGCGAGCTCGTAATTATATTGCAGATGAATTCTTGCGTTCTGATTGTACACACTTATTGTTTATTGATGCAGACATTGGCTTCAACCCTCGCGATGTTCTTGGACTATTAGCAGTTAACCTTGCTAACCCAGAAACTAACGACATTGTCACTGGTCTATATCCTAAGAAAACAATCGCTTGGGAAAAAGTACAGAAAGCAGCCGCTGCAGGCAAAGGCGATGAAAATCCTTTTGATCTTGAGCATTATACCGCTGATTATGTATTTAACCCAGTAAACAAAGCAACGACGATTAACCTCGGTGAACCGTTAGAAGTTGCTGAAGCTGGTACTGGGTTTATGCTAATTCCTCGTGCAACGTTTGAGAAATTTAAAGTTGCATATCCAGAATTAAGCTATAAGCCAGATCATGCACGTACTGAGAACTTTGACGGTGATCGTGAGATCCACGCATTCTTCGACTGTATTATTGATCCAGAAACTAAGCGTTATCTGTCTGAAGATTATTTCTTCTGTAAGAAATCACGTGATGCTGGAATGCACGTAGTTGCTTGTCCTTGGATGCAATTGCAACATATCGGCTCTTATATCTTTAAAGGGTCGCTAGGTCATATTGGACAGCTTGGTATGTCAGCAACCGCAGACAAATCAAGTAGAAAGAAATCTTATAACAAAAAGAACAAATAACTGTTGACACCAGTGAATAACTATGTTATTATTAGTATAACAAATCAAACAAGCAATGGAGCTTTATATAATGAAATTCAGTGAACGTACTATCACCATCCTTAAAAGTTTTGCAAGCATTAACAAGTCTATCTTAATGAAACCTGGTAATGTACTCAAAACTGTAACACCGGAAAAAACTCTGGTTGCACAAGCTACTATTCCAGATCAGATCCCGTCTCAAGCGTGTATCTACGATCTGTCTCGTTTCTTGTCAATTCTAAGCCTCTACAACGATCCAGATGTAGAATTCCATGATAAACATTTTACAATCACCGCTGGCAAGCAACGTACCAAATACGTATATGCAGATATTTCTATGATTCACGCTGCACCAGAAAATGACATTAAATTGCCATCTGATGATGTTGTAGTCGATGTATCGTGGAATGATCTACAATCTGTTATTAAAGCAGCTGGTGTTTTACAATTTCAGGAAGTTGCATTCGTTGGCCAAGAAGGTAAAATCTACCTTAAAGCTATCGACGGCAATAACGCAAACTCAGATGACTATGGCGTTGAAATCGGAACTACATCTGATGAATTTAAGATCATTATCAAAACTGATAATCTTAAACTTTTACCTCAGGATTATAAAGTTACTCTTTGCGCGAAGGGTATCTCTGAGTTTAAAACCGAAGGTGTCACATACCATGTGGCAATTGATACTAAGTCGACTTATAAAAAAGGATAAATGAAAATGACCGAACAAACACAAGCACCAACCCAAGAGCAACAAGAACAAGCTGAAGTACAAATCTCTTTGCAAGATATTGCAACAATTGTACAGATGATTGATGTTGTTTCACGACGTGGAGCATACGAAGGTAACGAAATGGCAGGCGTAGGTATGCTACGTAATAAGCTAGAAGCGTTCCTTCGTCAAAATGCACCTGAAGGCGAAAACCCTGAAGGTCAAATGCCTGCTGAAGCACCAGCAAATGTACCATCTGGTCCTATGTCTGGTAAAGTAGCAAACTAACTAAGACTCGCTACCTTAGAACGAACGAGGCGGGCTCTCGTTGCTAAATAAACCCGCACTTATTCCTATATTATGATTGGTGATGATGATGACTATTGAAGCAAAAACAAATGAAGTATTGTGGGTCGAAAAATACCGCCCACAGACTATTAATGATACAATCCTCCCAGAAAAAACTAAAGCAGCTTTTAAAAAGTTTGTTGAAGATAAAAGTATTCCTAACCTACTGCTTACTGGCGGTCCAGGTGTAGGTAAGACCACAATCGCAAAAGCTATGCTCGAAGAGCTAGGATGCGATTACATTGTTAAGAATGGTTCACTTAACGTTAATATCGATACACTTCGGTATGAAATCTCTACGTACGCTTCCTCCATGTCTTTATCTGGTGGTCGTAAGTATGTTATCTTTGATGAAGCAGATTATCTAAATGCTACATCAGTTCAACCTGCCTTGCGCAACTTTATTGAAGAATATTCTTCTAACTGTGGCTTCATCTTTACGTGTAACTTTAAAAATCGTATCATTGAACCACTACGTTCTCGTTTGTCTGAAGTAGACTTTACTATTGAAACATCACAACGTCCAAAGATGGCAATGCAATTCTTTAAACGTGTGTGCGGTGTTCTTGATAATGAAAGTGTTCCATACGAAAAGCCAGTTCTTGCTAAAGTAATTGAACGTCACTTCCCAGACTTCCGCCGTGTTCTTACTGAGCTTCAAACATATTCTGCATCCGGTAACATTGATGAAGGTATCTTTGTTAACCTAAAGCAAGAGTCTATGGATGAAGTATTCAAGCAGCTTAAAACTAAAAACTTTACAGGAATGCGTAAATGGGTTGCTTCTAACAGCGATCAAGATATGAATGAAATGTTCCGTCGCATTTACGACATGGCAACTGATAAAGTTGAAATGAAATCTATGCCGGGTTTCGTAGTTACTCTTGCTGATTATATGTACAAAGCAAACTTCGTAGCTGATAGTGAAGTTAATATGGTTGCTTTCCTTACAGAAGTAATGATGGAGGCTGAATACAAATGATATGCGATATATTAACATTTGCGCTTGGTTGTTTCGTTGGTGTCGTTGGGTGGCACGCATTAGTAGTATCTGGCGAGATTATAGAGGAAAAGAAAGCTCGCTATCGTGCAGGTACTCATGACTACTATGGTAACAGAATAGATAAGGATGATGTATAATGGGTCAGTGGATAGATAGACTTATTAACAAATCAACCGTTGACTGTGCTTTTTGTGGAAAAAAGGTTGACAAAAAGACATGTTTCAGTGTAAAATTAAATACAGCAGAAGGCCTTCATACAATCAAGGCTTGTAAAGACTGCGGTGATGATGTTAACGAAGTACTCAAAGCTATTGAGGAGGTTAAGAATGACTCTCCCATGTGAACGCAGACGCGCAGTAAATAATACTCGTCAGTTTTTAGTAGATCTAATGGATCCTAAGAAAACACCAAGGGTACCATCGGCTGTACGTAAAGAAGCTTATCGTTGCGTTAAACATTATCCAGACGATTATTACATGGAACAGGCTGCTGAACAAGCGCCAGGCGTATTTGGAGATTGGAAAAATGAGTAAAGCACATAGTCCGTTTGATTACATGAACGCGGTTTCTTTCACGAAGGAAGATCTTATTGGCAATAGTGATCAGCCAGATATTGCTGAGAAAGACTATAGTCCTTATATGGTTAACCGTGGATTTGCTAACTTTGAAGATACTATTCTCCATGCTAATGAATTAAACCAAAGACATCATCTCTTTCATGGTGCACAGTTTGATTATTATCGTGGTGCATTACGCAAACGTAAACGTTTTTCTAAATGGCCAAAGGCTGATAAAAGCGATGATCTTGATGCGATTCAGCAAGTGTATTCGTGTAACCGTACAGTAGCAAAACTATATTTCAAAGCCCTTACAAAAGATGATCTTAAGGTAATTCATAACAAGATGAATATCGGCGGAGTTTCTAAATAGGATAAATATATTGGATGGTCATGGTGAGCATCGTGATAATAATAAACAATATAAAATAAGGTGCTGTATGTTATGGAAAATGAAGACATTTTCAGAGGCGTCGGTATAGAAATTTCGCTCCCTACTCCCGATAGTTTTTTGAAAGTCAAAGAAACTCTCACTAGAATTGGCATATCTTCTCGCAAAGAAAAGAAATTATATCAAACATGTCATATTCTACACAAGCAAGGACGATACGCAATTCTGCATTTCAAGGAATTGTTTATACTAGACGGTAAGAAAAACACATTTACAGAAGAAGACTTAGCAAGACGTAATACGATTGTTAATTTGTTAGAAGAATGGGAATTGATCTCTATAATTAATCCGATGTCGGATGAAGCTGTATCTGCTCCTATAAATCAAATTAAGATTTTATCTCATAAAGAAAAATCTAATTGGACCCTTGAGGCCAAGTATAATATTGGGAAAAAGTGATATGAATGTATATAAAGTGAATGAATTAGCAGAGCTGCCAGAATACGCAACAGATGGTTCAGCCTGCTTCGATATTAAAGCATGTATTAAGAATGGACAACGTTTAAGATCTTTTAACTCTTTTAATAAAGAAATGTCAGTAATGGTAAAGGGAGTCGGCGGAGTTAAAGACGCTTTCCAATTGCCACCAAGCATTAGGTGTTTAGTACCAACAGGTCTTATCTTTGATATTCCTGCAAAACACGTAATGAAAATGTACATCCGTTCATCAGCTGCTTTGAAAAAAGGGCTGACCTTGGCGAATGGCGTTGGTATAATTGATTCGGACTATGTCGAAGAATCTTTTATCATGCTGGAGAATATTTCTGATAGTATGGCAACAATTGAAAACGGTGAAAGGTTAGCTCAATGTTTAATTGAGAAGACTCTTAGCATGAAGATTGTTGAAGTATCAGAAAGACCAGGACAAAAAACTGATCGTGATGGTGGGTTTGGAAGTACTGGTGAATAACACATATTACTAAATGTAATAACCTTTTTTAAGTTTATACACATTTAGCAGTATAAATAAAGATGTAGGAATGCCGTAATAGGGTTCCTACACTTTTAAACCGTCGGTTAATACGACACATAAAATAATCTTGCTTAACAGGAGATAGCAAAATGACACAACACAACCCGAGAACCCATGCACAGTTCACTACAGATTTACTTAACGATCCATACTTTATTGGATTTGAAAATCTTGTGAATAAAATGACGTTGCCAATGCAAGGCAAACAGAATTATCCCCCATATAATATCATTAGAAAAAGTGACAATTCTTATGAATTGCAACTCGCTGTCGCAGGCTTTTCTTTTGAGCAACTTGATATTGAAGTTAAAGATGGGATTTTGTCTATTTTAGGCGAAAAGAATATAGATCGAGAAGATAGTAATGAGTACCTTCACAAAGGAATCTCTGCACGATCCTTTACTCGAACGTTTACTCTATCAGATACTATTGTTGTAAACAATGCTGATTTGAATAACGGTATTTTGAGTATTGATCTTGAAAATGTTATACCAGATGAAAAGAAACCTCGTAAGATTAATATCACGAGACCAACGGAAAAATAACTTATCGCCCTCAGGAGGGGCAACTAATGAAAAAGGCTATTTCTTGGATTAAGGAATGTGACGGACACTTTTGTAATACTATATCTGAATTTGCGCTATTAGTTACTATGATGCTTACAATATATCATTGTATTGCATTAATATCATAAGTTTATAGAAAGGGAGCTTAATTGCTCCCTTTTTTATTACGCTACTAAACCACTAGTTAATCCATACGCTAACAATGTCTTAGCACCCATACCACCACCGCCACTAAAACTTACTTGCGATACTTGATGTCCGCCGTTAGTTATATAAGTTGGTGAAGGCGCGATAGTAGTAGCTCCACCTATAATAACGTTTCCGCCAGCACCACCAGATGACATTGTAAGCAAATCAGCTTCTAAAACTCTATTAGAAGAATTGTTTCTTTGTTGGATAATCTGTTCATAATACGCTTTAAATTCTGCTCTTTCATCGTTTGATTCGTTAATAATACCACGACCACCCAGTAACTTAGGTTTGCCGTTTGCTGTATGCGTAGCGCCGTATTTAGTATCCCAGTCGTTTCTTGCATAGTCGCCCACAACACCTGATTCTGTTGGACGCCGTGGTACGGGTGGATTAGCAAGCTGCATAGCAGCTTGACCAGTCTCTAATGCGGCTTTGCCTCCCGTTACACTATCTACTTCAGCCTTTGCAACTGCACCAGGATCTTGGCCAAACGCCCATTCAACAATATATTGCCCAAGTTTGTTTCCACCGAACGCTCCTAAAATACCACCGCCAACGCCTCCGAGTAATGCACCCCAAGGACCGCCCATAGCTCCTAAAGTACCACCTAGCAGCGCACCGCCAATACCAGCAACTAACTCACCTACTATAGGTCCAAGAGCAATCATTTTTTGCTCTTGGCTCATGATCTCATCAGGCTGACTTAATATGTTTGTTATTCTTATAAGCTCTACTGCTATTAATGCCGGTCTAGCTATTTTCAGCACCCCAGACAACAACCCGTATATTCTTTTGTATTTAGGATCTAGAGCAGCTTCAGCGGCCTTTAGAATATCTGCGTCACTCATTATTTTGCCAGCGGCACCAGTCGTAGATGGCACATGAACACGCCCTGTTCGCTGGATAAACCGGTGGCCCGCAAGTTTAGCTGCAGGACTAGCAGCATAGGCTTGCCGCATTTGCAATCTTTGAGCCACTGTACTGCCAGCTCCAGCACTATTACCACGACCGCCCTTAACTAAAGCACCACCCTGAGGTGCTTTAACTTCTGGTGCACCGAATGTTCGTTGAAACCAAGATTTACCACCTTTTGGTTTCGTGCCGTTAACGAGGTCGGCATTCATCTTGTTAAAATACCACCGTAATCCTGCTAATGCCGTAGTGGTTGTGGTAAATGCCGTCCCGAGCGCAAGCGCAATATCAAACCAACTAATATTCATAATTTTTTCAAAATTAGTTGAAATATTCTCTATATTATTATTTAGAGTGGTGAGTGATCCTGGAATGCCTGAAATAGCAGTACTCATAGCGGCAAATTGGTTTTTAATTGATTCTATGTCTAGATTTCCGATTTCACTTAACTTAGGACCTAGTGCACCAATACCTTTTTCCATATCGGTAAATGCACCACCGTACTTTTCATCAATAAATCCTTTTAGAGCATTGTAGCCTACGAAAGCACCACCTGCTGCCATAGCAATATTCTTTAATGATAAAGCACTTGCTATAGAGTCACCAATTTTGTTTATTTTTGCGTCTGTTTCAGCTTCGTCCCCGCCGGTAGTTTTTCCAGGTTTAGTATCTGGGGTAACCGATTCTGGCGGTTCAACTTCTTTGAATTGGTCACTAGTCTTTTGAGCTTCAAGAGCGTCTGTAGCTAATCCAAGCTGCATTTTCATCATCGATGTTTGCTCAATAACGTTAGCACTAATCGCGTCAAAAACTGGTTTGAATTGATCTAGTTTTAGATTGACAGAACGTACTGAGTTAGTTCCATTACGTATTAGCGCGCCTTCGGCTTTTAACCTGTCTAATATTGCAAGTGTGTCTGCGGATAGTTCTGCCATTTGTTTTTACCTATGTGTTTTCGTTCTGTTTCGCTATAAAGTCGACTATCATCCCAAAGTACAAATCACGCTCGTACGGCAACATATTTTCTATTTCAGTTATCGAGTACTTATGGTGCTGTGCCATCGCAAATACCATTTTATAATAGTCATGTAACGACGTATGGCACAGCATTAGGAAAAAAAAGTTTTCATTCCTTCAATAACAAACGTCTTATCATCGCCTTTTTCGTTTGTGTACTTTATTTCATGTCTAAGCTTTGGTACAGTTTCAAAGAATAATGAAATTCCTTTGACGACTTGCCCAGCAAAGTTTTCAACAAAAGCATCAACTTCTTCCGTTTTGTACTCAGCAAAGTTATGTACTTCATCTTCGGACGCAATCTTATCCATACAAGAAACCATCATATAGTAATTTGCTAATGGATCGCTCGGATCTAAATCTGCCATTTTAACGTATTCATCTATTGTTGGATACTTCAAGTACAACACCCATTCTTCGTTAAGTCTGATTTCGTTAGAATGCTCTGGATATCTTGTTACTTGTACCTTTTCAACATCTAAATTTAATTTTACCGTTTCATCAGTATCTGGATCTTTAATAGTAAACTCGATATTGTTATCAACAGAGCGAGATCTCAAAACAAGCATTACATATTCTAGATCAAACATTGCTAGTGTTCCAATGTCTATATCAATCAAGCAGTTGTTAACGATCTGTCTAACAGCTAAAACTTCTTGTGCTACTTCTTCTGCTTCTTGTGCTACTAACAAAATCTTTTCTTCTTTAACTGTGAACGGTCTGTATTTAACCTTTTCACCGGTAGAAGGTAGTTCTAATTCAAAGATAGGTAAGTCAATCTTAGGTAAAGCCATTATTTATTTCTCCATTATTTAAAAAAACTACTTATTCTGCCAACGGCATTACTAACGGTAGTATATTTGTTCACAGCATCTTGTACAGTTCGTGGTACTAAGTCTTGCCCAATTAATTGACCAACAGCGCCAAGGCCATTTATCAGTCCTAATAATCCGTTGCCTCTGCCATAACGTGCAGTAGGCGATCCAATTCGTTCTCCAGTAAATTGTATTCTATCATAGTGAAAGCTTACAGGTAATACAGAAAACGAGTCATTATTTTCCCATGCTAAATCAACATCGCCAATTTGAAACGGGAATGCATTATCTAGAATAACTTCGTAATATTGTCCTGATTGTTCGTAGTTAACAGAATATTGTCTAATAGTAATACGACAACCGTAGTCATCTTTGTATCCTATTTCATATGGAAGTTTACCACCTACTTCTGAAAAGGTACCGCCTTGTGTACCAAAGTTAACTACGTTTTGCGCCCACGAATGGAACCAAGATAAAACCTGATGATCTGAGTCAAGTAAGAAAATTGCTTGTACTGGTTCTATATTAACTGCCATAGGCATCATTCGCATTTTTTGAGCAACTGGCTCATAGCTTGCTGAGTTGAAAACAAGACCAGGAATAGATGCATTCTTACAGAAAAACGTGAGATCGCGTGAGTTTGCACGTGAGTTAATTGGTGCACCTTTAGGAGGTGTTATCTGTACTTCGAACAATGACCCACGCGCAGGACCACCGAACCAGTCCATCTGCGATTTAAATTCATTTATGTTAAATGCCATTATCTTCCCTTTGCCGTTTTTCTAGAATCAGCATATACTTGCGTTGCAGTGGCACCAACAAACTTTTGCATTGGTAAGAACAAAGCGATATCCCATTCAGCAGGATTTATGTACGCCGGTTTTGATCTTACGTGTGCATTCAAATAATGTTTAATACAGGGCTGAAATTCTTTAAATTTAGTAGCACCGTTTAAAATCTTATATGAAGCTGTTAGCTTAGTAGTTTCGTCGAAGTTCTTGTTATTCAATACTGTGTATAACGCATCCATTAATTTAGCTCTTAAAATTGGAGGTAAGTAATGCATGTTAATACCAAGGAACCCGCCTTTAGCTTTATTTATTGGAAATATCAGTGGAAACCTGTCATAATACGGTAAAGTATCTTTATGTTTAGGATCATAAGCAAACAAATACATATTACCCATAGCAAACTTACTATCTTGCCGGCGTTCACTATCACTGTTTAATTCTTTAATTAGCTTATCGCCTTGCGATCTGTTTCTTTGTGTGCGGCTGACATTCTTAGCCTGATCACGATACCATTCCCGTGCTGCATCAGTACGCGCTGGTGCATTACCAGATCTAATACCTCGAAGGAGGATGTCGTCAAATATCGCTGCCATTTACTTTATTCCTAATTGATCTTCAGTATAAATTTGGAAGTCCCAACCACGCGATGCGCAAAACGCTGTAGCTGCTTTCCACTTTGCTTCGTTTATGCCCCAAGTCTTAACTTCGTTTAAGTAAGCTCTGGAAACTCTACCTTTTGGTGTACTCCTCTTATTTATATCAGGAGGCCTTGTTTGGTATTTAGGTTTAATCTCAATCATTAGAGTCTTTACGCCACCACCTTTATTCAGCGGTACTCTACTATGAACAATAACATCAGGATAATATCTATGTCGCTTCCCGTCTATTGGAGAGTAATATGGTACAACTACTTCTTCGGATTGCCACCATATAACATCAGGATGAATATCTACATATCTAAAAAACTTAAATTCCCACATAGACCGATAAATAATCTTCGTAGGATCACCTTTATATTTACTAGGGTTTTTAGGCTTGAACCTACCACTATATGCCATCTGTCCACCTCACCTTATGCTATATGTTATAAATAGAATTAATAGATTATTTATATTCAAAGGGTAATATCAATTATGGCAAGCAATAGACCAGAAGACGCTATAGCCGCAGCCGAAAAAAGTAGTTCAAGCGCTGCCTCGTTTAAGCGGTTTCCAAACAAGCCTTTTCCGCACAGCATGCTTTTGGTGTTCGAAGAATATGATTTTAAAAATTTTGGTAACGGCGAATTTGGCAAGCTATTAACAGGTTCTGAAGATGCTGCCGCAGGCGGATGGGGATCTGCTAATAACAATAGACAAAGCGGGATTTCATTGCGAAGCTCTGCATCATTAGAGTTGCCATTTCCAAAGCAGCTTGTTGATAATAGTAAACTACAATATAACGATATGAAACAAAATCCGTTGATTGAATCTGCAGTGACTGCGATTAAAAATGGATCCGGTGGTGCTGAATCGATTAGCGCTATTCCAGGGGCACTACAAAACCTCGGTAAAGCCGCTGCTAGTGCAGACGGTACTGGTTTGGGTAGTGCTTTGGAATCTTTAGGATCTAATCCTGCTGGTGCAGCAAGCGCAGCAGTTGCCATGTTAAGAAGAGGCTTGCCAGATTTTATAGGTGATTCTTTAAATTTAGCTACAGGGCAAGTACTTAACCCTAGGGAAACATTAGCGTTTGAAGGTGTTGCGCTTAAGTCTCACACATTTAACTGGGATTTGTATCCTAGTAATAGAGAAGATTCTCAGCAAATACAAGACATTATTAGATTTTTGAAGAGACACATTTTGCCAGTAACACAAAACATTGGTGATCCCGCAACAGGTGGTATCGCAAAGGCTTTCTTAAAGTTTCCACATATATGTAAGATATATCTTACTGGCGTTGATTCGCAGTACTACATGAAATTTAAACCAGCTATGATTACAGATATGACTGTTGATTATGGTGCAGGTGGTCAACTAGGTATCATGGCTGGCGGTCGTCCAGCTGGCGTTAACATTGCGTTATCATTTCAAGAACTACAAATCGAAACTGCCGAAGATTACGGTGCTTCTACCGAGCAGTCTCCTGATGTTGTTACTGATTCTATGCTTGATGCTACGCAACAAGCCATGGACTCTAACGCAGAAGCAGCTGCAAGGGCAGCTGCAATTGCTGCTGGCGTCGCTGCTGGCAACGGAGGCAGATAATGAAATATTTCGAGAACTTCCCAACAATAGTATATGAAGGACAACGAGTAAAAGATATTACTCGCAGAAATTCATTTACAGATATGATCGCAGCTAATCCTATGGTAGCTTTGCCTTATACAATAAAAGAAGGCTATAAGCCAGAAGATGTTGCGTACGCGTATTATGGCTCTACTGATTATACTTGGCTGGTAATGATGTCAAATAACATTATTGATCCTTATCATCAATGGCCTATGGCTGAAGCAGATTTTAATGCGTATATAACAGATAAATATGCTGAGCAATCTGGCAAATTAGGTGATGAAGTGGTTGAATGGACAAAAGACGATAATGGTGACAACATCATCTATTATTACAGAGAGGTTTAACAGATGGCTGTTGATATAATTAAGTTAGCGCCAGAATCATTCCAAACGATTTATCTTAGAAAAGAAGATCGTATTGTGTTGCGTACTGAGCAAGGCCGTAAAATTATTATTAAACGTATCATTCCGAGTGAATGGAAAGAGTGGAAAGTTTACGATCAAGAAGTTGCTATGAACGAAAATAAGAAAGAAATATTTCTCGTTGACCGAGCAGTACTGCCTATAATTACAACCGAATTCACCAGAAAAATTAAAACCTAATGGCTGACTTTAATCCCTCAGAAGTTCAAATACTTAAAGCAGAACTTTTATCATACGATGGTATAACGAGACGAGACATATCTACAAACTACATTTATGGTTTTGAGATTGCCCAGTCTATGGACACCGTTGCATATGCTGGCAAGCTAAATATTATTTATACTTCTAATCTATTAGAAGGCATGCCAATACGTGGTGAAGAAACTCTAAATTTAGTATTAAGAGGAACAGACTTAAACACTGTTGTTAGAATAGCTGGTATCATACACAAGGTTGACGATATATCTCCAGCTGGTAACTCTGGCGGATTAACTTATGCTATTCATTTTGTTTCGAAAGAATCGTTTAAAGCTAGTACTAAGAATGTAATGACGTCTTTCCAAGATATGCCAAGTCAAATGGCGTATGAAATATTTAAAGAGAATTTTGTTGAAGATTTAGGTGAAGCATCTTATAAAGATCAAGATAACGATAAAATAAACTTACCTTACCAAACAGTTAGATATCCTATTACTAAAACTGGCGATGTTAGAAGCGCGCCCGATAGACATTTTGTTTTACAACCTGCCCAAAATACTACGCGTGTTATTATTCCACATTTAAAGCCAACTGAAGCAATGTTTTTTGTAGCAGCACGAGCATTTAATCCTGCAACACCGTCACAGACATTTAGATTCTTTGAAACGTTTGATGGCTTCTATTGGTGTACAGACGAGTATTTCATTAGAAAAGCAAATAACACTAAAGGCAAAATAATAGATTTATTCTATGCCCCGGTAGTAGACTTAGATGCTAAAAATGCCGAAGCACAGCTTAAAAGGATTGAAACTCTACATATTTTATCTAAGGGTATTGATACATCTACAGATTTATATTCTGGTGCGTATACTAACGAAGTTGTAGAAATTGATCTTATTAAAAAGAAAGTTGATTTAAAATCATTTAATTACGATAATGCAGAATACATTGATATGTCGGGTTCTAAAAGATCTCTTAGTGATAACCCACACACTGAAAAATTTAGAAAAGATACATTCACATCTGATAATGCCAGAAGATTTATGTTGTTTAAAAACTACAATAGTCCCGGCGATATGGTTTCCGCACAACTGCCTGATGCAAGAATTCCTGAGATTACAAGTAACCGTATTTCGTATTATCACCATTTAAATAATACTTCTATAATAGCTCAGATGAAAGGTAGATTAGATATTAGACCTGGAATGATAGCAAACTTAGAAGTTAAGGGTATGAACAGTGTTGCTGATAACTTCGACGCTAACCAATCGTTGTCTGGCCGCTATTTAGTACAGAAAACACAACACGTACAAGATGAAAACGGTACTTTACAAACAACGCTGCAACTTGCTAAATTTGATTGGAGTGGTAAACAGCAATTGTCGAGTACTACTACCACTGATATGCCTGATGAAGGAGGAGCTAGATAATGTTTGATTACGGTGTAGGTATTAGAAACCCATTATTTTTTGTCGGTGTAGTAGAAAACAATAATGATTTAAGATTAGAAGGTCGATGCCAAGTGCGCGCATTTGGTATTCACGGTACCATAAAAGAAGTTCCAACGGATATGCTTCCTTGGGCTATTGTTGGACAAGGTGGATATGATCCAAACGTTGTACCAAAGATTAACACTTGGGTTTACGGAATGTTTTTAGATGGTCGTGATGCACAGCAGCCATTAATACTTGGGATGATTCCGACACAGTCAATAGAAAATATTGATCCTGATAAAAATGGTTGGGGAAATATACCTAACGGTAATGGTGACGTGTCGGCGCATGGTTCTGCTCCAGAAGATGCTGGCGAACCACAAAATCATAGACTTGCTCGTGGCGAAAAAACAGAAGATACATATGTTCTTCAACAAGAAATGGGTCGTACGGTTAATGTACCTATTGGCGGTGTCGAAGAATCTTGGGATGAGCCGGCATCTGCTTATGACGCGCAATATCCACACAACAGAGTTATTTCATCAGTTAATCATACTATTGAGCTTGATGATACTCCTGGTTCTGAAAGAATTATGATTCATCACGTATCTGGATCGTTTATCCAAATAGATTCACGGGGTACTACAACTACTAAATCTGTTTCAGACAAGTATGATATTATGGACAGAAAACAACACGTAGTAATTGGTGGCATGAGTACAGTAACTATTTTAGGTAATAGCTATGTGTATGTTAAAGGAAATAAAGTAGAAGAAATCGAAGGTGATTTACAAACATTAGTACACGGTAATCATTTGTTATCTGTCGGCGGTCAATCAACTATTAACGCAAGTGATCAGGTACAAGTTCGTGGTGCTGATGTTAAGGTTGAAGCTAACGTTGGTACTATGTCTATTAAGGCTGGTAAAGAATTACAAGTTGAATCCGGCGTAGGTGCGTACTTTAAGTCTAAAAAAGTTTGGATGCAGGCAACAGACACATTAAATATCAAAGGCTTGAGTACATTTGTAATGGGTGATGAAGAGCTCGATATAAAATCTCCTGTAATGCGGATTCAAGGCGAGGATAACCTTGATTTAAGATCAGGGCTGTTAAAAGTAACATCAGATGGTAAACTTTCTTTAGTTTCTGGTTCAAAGGTTGCTATTGATGCAATAGTAAGCATGGCAAACGGTGAAGCAGATTC